CAAGGCGATTCACGGTCTGAACGCTGAGGCTGAGTTGGCAAACATCCTGTCAACTGAGATCCTCGCTGAAATCAACCGCGAAGTCATCAGAACCATCTATCGTGTTGCTGAGACTGGTGCTCAAGCAAACGTTGCTACCGCTGGTGCATTCGACCTCGACACCGACTCCAACGGTCGCTGGTCTGTTGAGAAGTTCAAGGGTCTGATCTTCCAGATCGAAAGAGATGCTAACGCGATTGCCCAGCGCACTCGTAGAGGCAAGGGCAACATGATCCTCTGCTCCGCAGACGTTGCCTCCGCTCTGACCATGGCTGGTGTACTCGACTACACCCCCGCCCTCAACGCTAACCTCAACGTTGATGACACCGGTAACACCTTCGCTGGTGTACTTGCTGGTAAGTATCGTGTCTACATCGATCCTTATTCTGCAAACTCTGCCGCTGATCAGTACTACGTTGCTGGTTATAAGGGTTCCTCCCCTTACGACGCTGGTCTGTTCTACTGCCCTTACGTTCCCCTTCAGATGGTTCGTGCAGTTGGTCAGGACACCTTCCAGCCCAAGATCGGATTCAAGACTCGCTACGGCATGGTCGCGAACCCCTTCGCACAAGGAACCACACAAGGCAGTGGCGCACTTACCGTCAACGCCAACCGCTACTATCGTCGCGTCAAGGTTCAAAACCTCATGTGATCTCGGTTCACATATTTCTTCTGGGGGTCGCAAGACCCCCTTTTTTTGTCTAAATATTTAAAAACAGTAAAATGGCAAATCATCACATCAAAAAACCACACGTTTTAGATCCTGAGGTGACTGTCTATTACGTCGGTAACGGTAGATGGACCGACAATTTTGACCAAAGAAAAAAGTACACCAGTAGAGTAAAAGCAAACGCTCAGATTGCTAATACTGATGGAACTAATGGTGGTTGGACAGGATGTACTATCGTTCAAGAATAACTAAATACATATAAAACCTTTGCGCTATGAAACCTACACCAAAGCAAATGCAGGAAGTATTCAAGAACTATGAGACGGTCGTTGACCATCTTATTAGCGAAGGATATGCTGATGACAAAGAGTCTGCTGACGATATCATCAAAGGTATGAGTGAGCAGTGGTATAACCTCATCATCAGTGACTGATGAAAAATTTTAAACAATTTCAAGAGGAACGTAAGTGTCCTCCTGGATACAAATATGATAAGAAGTTAAAAACGTGCGTTGCCAGAATAAAAAACGTTGGTAGATACGGTTTCTTTGGTATGAGATCTTATTCAGATCAAGAAAAGAAAAACGGTAATGGCAATGGAAATGGCAACGGAAACAATGGTAATGGCAATGGTGGCAATGGTAATGGTAACGGAGGAAATGGCGGTGGCAATGGGGGTGGAGGTGAATGAAGACCTTAAAATCATTCTTGGAGAGTTCTAATCCTAGAATTCCAAGAAAAAAAGGACAACCCGCTAAATCCAAAAAACACTCTGATCTTTACACCGATGAAGATCCGAAAGGAACCATTCATGGTTTAGGATTTAAAGATGAGGCAACTGCAAGATCTAGCGTTGCCAAGATTAAGAAGTCCGGTAGATCTCATGCACACAAAATCCAAGCAGCAATTGCTATGGAGCAAAGAGCAAAGGTGATGGGTAAATCTTCTGCTGCTGCAGTTTACCGCAAATTCATCAACTCAATGAAAAAGAAAACTAAGGACGACTAATGACTACATCACCTTTGGGAAAACAAATTGCAAACAGAAACTTTCTGGCACCGGTAGGATTCAAGTTTAGTCTTTCTAAATTTCCAAAGGTTGATTTTTTCTGCAACTCTGCTAGAATACCTGAAATTAATCTAGGCACTTACGAACAACCCTCATATCTCAAGAACATCGATGTACCAGGAGATAAACTGACATACGGTGATCTTACTCTTAGATTCCTGGTAGACGAAAATCTTGAGAACTATGTTGCTGTTCATAATTGGTTAACCGGTCTTGGTTTCCCAGAAACACCTCAACAATTCATCGACAAAACAACTGATGAAGATGGTGGCAGGGATTTGGAAGAGCAGTTCTGTGACGGAAGTCTTCACATCCTCAATAGTAACTACAGGGATGTTGCAATCATCAAATTCTTTAATCTCTTTCCTGTTGGTCTGACATCTCTGGAATTTGATGCCACCGAAACGGACATCAACTACTTTACAGCAGAGGCAAACTTCAAGTATACTGTCTATAATATCACTGATACGAAAGGCGATCCTTTATGAATCTTGATGAAATTCAGGAGATGTGGCAGAGAGATTCTGTCATTGACCCTGATAACTTACATGATGAATCACTTAGAATACCTCAACTACATTCTAAATACTATACACTTTACAACACGATTACTCTTCTTCGAGAGAGATCGAGAGATTCTTACAGCCGTGTAAAACTAGAACGGTATAACTACTATACAGGAAAGGCACCAGCGGAAGTCTACGTTGAAGAACCCTTTCCATACAAAGTACGGGAGAAAGACGCTATACAGAGGCATCTAGAGGCAGATGAGAAATTATCTGCTATCGATATGAAGATTCGATATTATGATGTGATGCTAAAGTTCTTAGAAGAGATTATCAAAACAGTCTCTAACAGAACTTTCCAAATTAAAAATGCTATTGAGTGGAATAAGTTCCAAGCAGGATTTAACTAATGGAAGAAGAGTATTTTCCGGAAGGTCATGAAGATTGTGATTATATGGTGGGGATGTCGATAAATGACATTCACCTTTTATATCATAGTGTTCAGGAAACTATTAGAGTTTGGCCTGGTGCTCCGGCACGCCCAGTTGAAGAGCAAGAACAATTGGTGCAGATGAAAAATAATTTATATCGAATGATTCTGGATTATAAGTTTCGTGAGATGTAATAAATATTCATAGGTGAACCCTATGAGTAATGTCTCATTTGATTATTTCTAAGAAAAACGAAGTATATCTAAAAGTTGAAGCAGAACCACATGTCTTCTACGAGTTAGCAGACCAATTCACTTTTGATGTACCTGGTGCAAAATTTATGCCTCAGTACCGAAGTAAGTACTGGGACGGAAAGATTCGTCTGTTTAACACACAGACTGGAGAAATATATGTTGGATTATTAGATAAGATAACCAGATTTTGTGACCATCACGGTTACACTTACGAGTTTAAGGATAATAAGTTCTATGGAACTCCCTTTGAGGTGAATGATCACATCTCACTGGAAGGCGTTAAAGACTACATGAATGCGATTTGTAAGTATTCACCTAGACCTTATCAAGTAGAGGGAGTATACGACGCCCTACGACATAATAGAAAGCTGTTGATATCCCCAACTGCCTCTGGAAAGTCTCTGATGATATATTCGATTGTGAGATATTACGTTGAGCGAGGGCAAAATACTCTGATAGTTGTTCCGACGACTTCTTTAGTAGAACAGATGTATAAAGATTTTGCAGACTATGGTTGGGACGTAGGTTCATATTGCCACAAGATATACGCTGGTAGAGAAAGAGAGACGGACTCTCAAGTTATCATTACTACCTGGCAATCGATCTACAAACTCCCCCGAAAATATTTTGAACGATTTAACGTAGTTGTTGGGGATGAGGCTCACCAGTTTAAAAGCAAGTCACTTATATCTATAATGTCAAAACTTGCTGATGCCAAGTACCGGTTTGGATTTACTGGAACGTTAGATGGCACTCAGACACACAAATGGGTATTGGAAGGACTGTTTGGTCCATCTTACAAGATCATCAGAACAGAAGAACTGATGGCAAAGGGTCATGTTGCTAAGTTGGACATTAACGTACTTCTATTGAAACACCCAGCACATAAGTTTGAGACATTTGAAGATGAGGTTCAGTATATCATAGGACACGAACGTAGAAACAAGTTTATCCGGAATCTCGCACTTGATCTTAAAGGAAATACACTAATTCTGTTCTCTAGGGTAGAAGGTCACGGCAGACCGCTATATGAGATGATAAATAATAGCGTCATAATAGATAACCGCCACGTATTCTTTGTACATGGTGGGGTAGATACACAAGATAGAGAGAAAGTTAGAGAAATTACTGAAAGAGAAAATAATGCAATCATTGTTGCATCGTATGGAACTTTCTCAACAGGTATTAACATCAAGAACTTACACAACGTAATTTTTGCATCACCGTCTAAGTCCAGGATCAGAAACTTACAGTCTATCGGAAGAGTTCTTAGGAAAGGTAACAACAAAACAAAGGCAACACTCTATGACATTGCCGATGATATTAGTTACAAGTCAAGGAAAAACTACACTCTGAATCATCTTATTGAGAGAATTAAAATCTACAATGAAGAGAATTTTAACTATGACATAGTAAACATACCGCTGAGGAACTAATGGGAGAAGAATTTTACTCTATTATAAAACTTGTATCTGGAGAAGAGATCTTCGCAAAAGTATGCGTTGATGAGAATGAAGGTGAACCTATCTTGCTTGTGCAAAAACCAATCAAGATGAAAATGATTCAGACACCTGAAGGTGCTTTTATCAAAGTATCCTCATGGATGGAATTGACTGAAGAAGATGTCTTTGTTATAAGGCTTGATAGAATTATTACTATGACTGAAACTCATGATAAAAAAATGATTGAAGTATATGATCAATATATTGAAGAATCTGAAGAAGAAGATCTAGAACCTCTCAGACCCAGATCTAAAGGTAAAGCAAAGATTACTGGTAAAATGGGTTATGTTGCTAGTGTAGAGGAAGCAAGAGAGATGCTTGAAGACATCTATAGTAAAGATATTAAAGAAAGCTAGAGCCTTCTCTTCAAACCTAACAAAGGTATTCTACTCATATTTGAACATCTTGTCAAGTTATGAGAATATGTTATAATGTTTATAACCTTAAATACGGAAACCAATGTCATGCCAAAGAAGAAGTCGGAACATTATGTAAACAACAAAGAATTACTAGAAGCACTAATTGTTTACAGAACGAAAGTAGAAAAATCATACTTAGAGACCTTCGGTAAAGACCTTACTCAGCAACCCAAAGAACAACGAGCAAAGCGTTGGGAAGGTAAACCACCGATTACAAACTATCTTGGCGAATGTTTTCTTAAGATCGCGACACACCTTTCTTATAAACCAAACTTCGTCAATTACATGTTCCGTGATGATATGATCTCAGACGGAATCGAAAACTGTGTTCAGTACATTCATAATTTTGATCCTGAGAAATCCAAGAATCCTTTTGCTTACTTCACGCAGATTATTCATTACGCATTCCTCCGCAGGATTCAAAAAGAGAAAAAGCAATTAGACATCAAGACCAAAATCATTGAGAAGACTGGATTTGATGAAGTTATGATGGTTGATGACAGCTTGCTTTCTGGCAGCAGTTCAGACTATAATACTATCAAGGATAATATCATCTACAAGTCTAATCGATGAAGGTTGCGATTATTACAGATACTCATTATGGTGCTCGTAAAGGTTCGAAGCACCTACATGATTACTTTGAAAAGTTCTATGCTGATGTATTCTTTCCGACGCTAGAAAAAGAAGGTGTCACCACTGTTGTTCACATGGGTGATATTTTTGATAGTCGTAAGTCTATCGATTACCAAAGTTTAGAGTGGGCAAAGCGTGTTGTATTTGATCCTCTCAAAAAATATAAGGTTCATGCGGTAATCGGCAATCACGATTGTTATTATAAGAATACCAACGAAGTGAATTCTCCTGAACTTCTTTTGCAGGACTATTCCAATATCAGCACTTATTCTGAGGCATCAGAGATTAAGATTGACAACCTTAATATTCTTTTGCTTCCTTGGATAAACTCTGAGAACTTTGAGTCTTCTTCAAATGCTGTGAAGAAGACAAAGGCAAAGGTTGCAATGGGTCACCTTGAGCTCAATGGTTTCCGTGCTCATCGTGGTCACATTATGGAAGATGGGATGTCTATTGATATCTTCGATAAGTTCGACCGAGTATTCTCTGGACACTA